TTTACCTGTGCCAGTCACAGCCTGAGCGCTGTGAATAATCAACAGAAAGCGCCTACATTCGAAAGATGTAAGCGCCCTCATTATTGTTAATTATTAGTTGGTGGATTTACCAACCCAGCGTTGTAAGTATTTCTAGTTGTAATCTCAGGTGCGGTTATAAGTGCAGAAGCGGTACAGCTATCAAAGAAGCAGTAATAAGCATTTACCTTATCTAACGCGGCTCCTGTGCTACTGTTAAGATACAGGTTATTCAAATGGCAGTACATCAAATACCCGTTACTGTTCATTAAGAAGTTTTTAATTCCTGTACCTGTAAACTCCCATCGGCAGTTATAATACTTTCCCTGACCCTGAATCACGTCTTTAGTAACTGTAATAATGCTCTGGCAATCTCTACAAACTGTCCCGTAGTATAGACAATCATTAAATACACTGTCTACTACTCTGTTTGAAGCAATCACAGCAACATTTCCCTGACCTGTAAACACACAGTCATTTATTATATCACAGTTATCTACCACACGTCTATCAGTAGTAACGTTTACAACGCAGTGGTCATATAAAGCCTTATTCTGGTATCCTCTTAAAAGACCTACTGTCTGAGTAGGGTGATAGTCAGTTCCGGCTACTTCAAACACAAAGTTTTCAAATCTCACAACACCGTTAGTTCCTGCGTTTGGGTACATATTAACAATAGTTCTAGGAACATAGTCACAAGTAAGTTTACAGTTTTTAAAAGTGATGTTGTCTGTTTTCTGTGCCTGTGAAGTTCCAACTGTTCCTCCTGCTAACAGTAAAACTCTCTGGTAATTGTTAGCTACATATAATGAGTTAAAGTAACAGTCTTCAACTACGATGTTCTGTACAGTTCCTTCTTGTGCCCAAATAGCAAGAGATTCGTCTCCTCCCATCTGGGTAAAGTTACAGTTCTTTACAGTTCCATATTGTGTTATACCATTAGGGTAACAAGCCCTTATCCAGCTACCTCCTTTTGCTGCATTTATCTTGTAAACATTTACACGCTCAATGTTAAAAAACATACAAGAAGCATAAACATCAAAAGGAACTGAATAAGCATACGACTGTGAGTTGAACGTGTAATCGGTTAATTCGAAATGGTTACATTTACTAAATGCTACTTTAGCAGGATATAAAGGTCTTAAATACTGGTCGAAGGTAACGTCTGTAATGTTTAATCCGTTTACCACAAAGTTGTCTACGCCTTTCCAGTATAACTGGAATTCGTTTGACTCGTCATACTTTGCACCAGTCTCTAACACTGGGTTGTCTGTAATAATTTGTGCTCCGTTTCCAAACAATGAAGTAGTACACATAACTTGCTGTGTAAGTTTGTATTTACTTTCAGGATTTAAGAATACAAATCCTCCTACGCTTTGCGCTGCTGTAAAAGCCAATTCAAAAGCATCTGTCGCGTCTGTGGTTCCTGTAATATCTGCGCCGAACCAGTCAGGGCAAAAGCCACACATAATTTCTTTGAATAAACCAGCTTTATACATATCATCAAGTTTGTTATTAATTTCTTCTTGCACGTCTAAATTATCAAAGTAATTTTCAACATACGCTTTTAACGCATCAAAAGCCGCTTGTAATTTAGATACATCAACACTTAAAGAATTCATTTGTTCAATAGTTTCATTTAATTTTGCGAGTACTTTACAGAGCACTTCATAATCGGTTAGTGCTTCTGTTAATTGTAATGGAAGTAAATTTACGCAATTTAACCTAATTAAATCTATCAAAGTATAACCTCCTAATAAATCATGAAAAAGAGTTCGTTTAATTCATTCAGAATCATAAGGTCAATATTCAAAAAAGAATCACGTAACTCGGTTAATAGTTCCGGGTAACTCTTACTACCATCTTTACCCTTTATAGATTCCAGATAGTTTTCAGTGGAATCTAAATTCTTGTTATTGGTAGTACTACCATCTCTTATACTGGTTTCCTGAGACTGGGTGTTAGATGTAGCTGACCCATCATCTGCTCTTGTGTTCTGAACAGTGGAATCATTCACATCTGCGCTAGTCATGTAAGTACCTGCCTCCAGATTTGCAATTGTTCCTTGAGGCGTATCGCTATGTCTGTTTTTCTGGTTAGTACTACCTGTGTCTGTTATGGTGTTCGTAGTATCCGTTGTAGTATCCACTCTTCCACTATCCGTAATAGTCTGTTTACTTCCTCCCGTTTCAGTCGCATTATCTTTTCTGTTCCTTCCGTAATCTCTTGTATAGTTAACCGTAGTAAATGGGTCAAACGCCAAGAGTTCAGATTTATAAAGCTGATTCATGTAAGGCATGATCTCATTAAGCTTTATATCCAGAAGCAGTTTCCATTTAGCCACTGGAACGTCGCATATCTCCCTAAAGTAAAATGTCTTAAGAATTTTGTTCTCAAGTGGAATCCGGTACGACTCATCAAAGATAGGAAAATCAAAATCAAAGATAAGAGGTCTTGCCTGATTAATCACGTCTTTGATCTGAGGATATGTTTCTCTCTCTGTTAGACCTATCATTGACTCCATCACGGTTCTTAGTTCCATCGTATATTGTGCCACCGTCTTCCACCTCCATTTTCCGATATCGCACATCGATTTTGCCATTTGGCAATTCACTACCGAATAGATCGTTTATCATTTGGCACGCCTGCTTCCTTGCATCTAAGAAAGTCATTCTCTGCATGATGATCTGTTCTAAGTTACTGTCAACCTCATTTGTGATAAGCCTTTCTTTCTTATCTGTGTTGGCGTTGTTACCTCCTAAGAATGTAATAGCTTCATTCCATACGCGTGTCTTTTCCATTTCCAGATTGATGTAGCTTTCTGGAGCATCTGTTCTGAACACTTCCAGCATTTGTGAATTCATGTCCTTATCGCCAAATATCACAGGTTCATTACCTTCATAGCTTTTGTAGATACTCTTTAAGCTTTTCTGCTGTGCCTGTGAACCCTTAATAAGAATAGGTGTTTTCTGTGCGTTAATGTTGACATCAATAGCTCTCTGTATTCTAGTAAGTCTTTCAGCATAAAGCTGAACTGTTAAAGCCGTAGGCTGTCTCAAGAAATTATTCCACACAATGACACTGTCCTGATCGTCGCATGATTGCTGTAACTCCGTGATAGAATATGCTCTTCTATTTATAGGAATTCGATAAATGTTCAACGGACCGGTTAGAGCACATTGTAAAGTAAGGAATGCATCATTTTTGTGATATTTGAAGAACAAACAGTATCCAAATTCAAACAGTATCAGTTCTAGGAACCTAGGGTCACATGTGGGAGGAAGATTGACCCACTCATAAGAGTTGATAGCAATTTCTTTCAGCCTCATGTAATAGTCAAAGAAAGTTGCATCGTTGAACCATTCACTTGTTGTACGGCTTAAGTTTAAGCCACAATATCCGTCATTCATTTTCATACTATCACCTCCTTAAGTGTAATCAACTCTTCCAAAATATTTTGCATAATTCCTTCCGCCCTGACCAATCGTTGTTGTCTTTTCGAATACGCCATCTGCTCCACCTGACGGGTTACCAGTGTTTCCACTGATATAGGTAATCTGATTTCCGTTAACTGCTGATACCACACCGCAATGATGAAGTACGGTCGTGCTCTGTGATGTAATGAAAAAGACAACATCACCAGCTTTTGGTAACTGTCCTCCAACTTCTGCTAGCCATGTTCTTCCAAGCCTATTCATAGCATCATACAATGATTGAACTGCCGCATTCTTTGGAACTTGATTTCCTTTACCAATCATGTGAGCACAATAGGTTAAGAATGTTGTACACCATGCGTCTTTTACATAACTGCCATAATACCACACTTGCCATAATCTTACTGTGTCGTCCCATTCAACCGCACCTATGAACTGTCTTGCATATTCGTCAAGCCTTGTTTCAGTAGGTTCCTGATAGTTAGCCGTTATGGTTACATCGTTTGCCGGCATATGGAAAGTAGTTTGTACTGCATTTGGGTCGTCAAAAGTTCCGCCAGCGCTTGTTGTCCAGTTAATAAAATTGATAGCTGTCTGAGCATTAATCGCTATAGCTGCACCCTCGTTGTAATATCCTGACCCATATCCATTTACTACTGATAAATGATACTTTGGTTCTGGAGTCGGACTGGAACCGGAATTGTTTCTTGTGTAGTCTCCTACCCAGTCACCATGCCAGAGGGTTACTCCTCTGTTAAACATATTCTTAATGTTGACAAGGTGTTCCGTGTTACAATTACCTGTTACTTGCGCATTAACAGTTTTAACATAATTCCACGATGGTCTTCCCGAAGTGTTTGGTACTTTCAGTTTGTTTACCTTATACCCAAATGCATCGAAGTATCCATCGATAGATTTTGCGTAATCACTGGTAATCGTCATTTCTTTAGCTATGAAACCATACTCATTATATGTGAGTAGGAAGTTTTCACCCGCCGTGTTACCTCTTGCTTGTGCTGGTGTAAAACTATGTTCAATTCCTCCAAGCATATTGTTTAACGCGATACTGCCTGCACTGGTAGCTAAACCTGCTAAAGCAGTAGATGGGCTACCAAGTGCCATTTGAGTTGCGGCTTTTACAGTAGCGCCTGACAACGCCATGGCATTTGTTACCTGCTGTTGTGCTACCCAATTAGCATAAGTGTTTCCTACCCACGTGCATATCGGGTAGTTTCCTATGCTGATTCCTTCGTCAAGGTTTGCGCCAAGTCCCTTGTAACTTTGTGGCCAACACCATATTCTACCATTCGGTGAAATACTTCCCATGGTTCTAAGTTCGCCTGCCGCAACAGCCCAAAACTCATATCTTAAAACACAGTCTGACCCACTCTGGTTACTCAGTGAAACGTACCGGAAAGGATAGGTTAAAAGTTTTTTATTACGTGGAACGTACCCGTCAAGTCTCTGTGAGTTAGGAATGTTCCATGCACTAGATGAGTTTGGGTTTCTCTCTAATTCTTCCCCGTCTTCCTGATTTGGGCTTACTACTTCTACTGGTAGCATGAATACTGTAACGATATTGTCAAGCATTCCTTCTGTTGAAAGTCTGTCAAGCATGGCATTAAATGAACTTGCTGATGAGTAACAGTAGTATCTCACTCCAGAGAATGTACCACCATAAAAACGACCTCCAACTACGCCTTTTCCAACTTGCAAGTCAACCGTTGCTCCTGCCACAATCCACCATGTGTCAAAGTATCTTTCTGTTACAGCATTAACAACAAAGTCTCCGAGTGCTAAACCTTCATCAATTAAGTTTGCTCCGGGTGTATCATCGTTGACGTGTTCGCGTTCTACCATACATGGGTGAATCTGCACGTCAAATAAAAAAGTTTGCCACGAGTCTATCTCAAAATATACACGAGTTAAACCTTCTGAAAAATACTCAACTCTGGTTATGAAAGCGTAAAACCAGTTAGCGTTAAAAGCGTTATTCTGATACATTAAATAGTTGCACTCATATATCTCATCATATTCAGCAGGGTAATCGACGTATTTCTGTTCCCTCTGGTACGTTAAATCTGCCGCTGTGTGGGCTGTCTTTGAAACGAAATACGCCGTTTGTTCTGTTCTAGTGGGAAAGAATGCCCTGCTGAACTGATTGGTATATGAGTTATCCAACGGCACATTTTTAAGCAAACGTACCGTTGTCATAGGTTCATAACTCATATTAACTCCTATCTGTTTGTGGTTAATTAGGTGAGAGTTACAGTAGCTGTACCAGTATTTGTTGGGTCAGTTTTACTAGCGGCTGTAACCGTTAAAGTATCAGCTGTGATTCCGGCTTTTACTGTGACAAGTCCGTTTGCATCAATCGATGCATTTGCATCTTCGGTAACTGTCCATGTAACCTCTGGAGAGATAAGGCCTGTTCCGGTTACATCTGCTTTAAACTGAATCGTTCCACCTGCCGCTTTTGTAAGAGAAGCGGTTCCGGGGGTTACGGTTACGTCTGTTACAGCCGGAGCCTGTGTCGTGAAAGCGATTGCATTCTTAAATGGAGAATAAGAAAGCGTCTGCCAATGATGAAGGAAATAGTTCCAGTAGAGCCTTGCCCCATTGTAAACTTCTGTCATGGCAAGGTAATTGTCAAATACCATGAACCATTCACGGTCTACCGTAAGAGCAACAACACCCTCTTTCTCAAGACCACCAAAATCATCTACGATAACGCGACGACCTATAAAATCAGCCTTATCCATGTTGAAAGCAGATGCAAGAACTTCTACGTCTACGGTTGCCGCAAGACTGGTGAGCATGAAAATATACTGCTCTCCGATTGGTGTGTGAGTAGTTACTCCCATGTAGTTGTACTTGTCAGACATAAAAGTTAAGTCAAGAGCCGCTTTACGGATAGCCGTCATTGCCTGCTTTCCAGTAGCTTCATCTGTCGGGTCAGGAATAGCAACCGGATAGATTGCACCTCTGTTTCCTGCCTCTAAGAAAATGTTCTTCATGAGCAGGAATTCTGCGTACTCATCAGAAGTGTACACAGCCTCAATAATCTTACCGACTAAATCTTCCACACCCTGATAAGAAATGAAAGCTGTTCTTAAATCATCGTTGCTGATCGTGATCGGGAACTTATCCTGTCTATTCCTTGAGTGGAATACAGCGCGGACATCAGGTATTCTCTGTTTGAACAAGTCCTCCTGATTTGTCATGCCGAGATCGTCTTCTCTGTAATAAGGCTCTGCCTTAATGATGTTTACAAAGATTTCTTCGATCGTCTCACCGAGTGTAATCTCGCCCCGCTTAAACGGTTTAAGCGGGTTGTTGTAGGTACGGCTTGTGATAAGTACAAGACCAATTCTGTTTACCAAAGCGCTTAAGAATTCATTCGCCGCCGCCTGATATTTTAAGATAGGATTACCTACCTCTTTGATGTTATCCTGTGTTGCCTGCGGAATCCATTCCTTATACTGGTTAGAAGCCTCCGCACGAATTACGTTTAATAAATCCATTCCTCTAGGCGTCGCGCTATATTTTGCGGCCGCATATGTTGGTTTAACTGGCATTGTTTAGCCCTCCCTTTCGTCCCAGAGATCGTCAAAACTTTTCTCTGCATCATTGTCCTGCCGGATATCTCTATCCTGTCTGTCGTCTGCTTCTCTTAAATCGTCTCTAGCAGAATCACGCATCATGTATCTGCGATTGTCTGCTTTCAACCGATCCATTTCCGCCATGAGTGAATCATAATCTGCATCATAGCGGTCGAGTTCTCTCTCATAATAATCATACCGTCTCCGTAATCTGTCTAAACGATCATTTACATCGTCGTCGGGATTGGCGTTCCTGATCTGCATGAGAGTGTCCTCTAAGTCAAAGTCAGACCAATCTTCCTCATCGTAGTAATAACCACGCTCTTCTCTCCGGTCTTCCTTTGCATCTTTTTCGAGTTCACGAGGGCTTCTTTCATCGTCACGTCGTGAGTCTTCGCTTCTCTCCTCGTTCTCTTTCTCTGGGCGGTCTTTCCTTCTGTCGTCACGTTTCTCGTAACGATCTTCCTCGCCCTCTTTCTTTCGGTAGTCTTCCCTTTCGTCAAAGTCACGCCTTGCTCTGGAAGACCACTTTCTGCTCCTAGCGGCCATTTTATAACCTCCTTATTTTAAATTATTTAATCCAGCTTTGCGAATGATTGCAGGGTAATCGCGATCAGTCTGGTTTAAATCTACATAACCTGCAACACCTGACATAGTTCCCTTATCAGTGATCTGTATCATGTGAGCGTTGTTAAAACACACTGGTCTGTCATAGTCGGCAAGCCACATATCAAAACGGTCTCTGAGTTCCTGTGTTGTCTTTCTCAGCATGTAATCTTTGTTCACGTAAAATGCGGCGTAAAATCCGGCCTTCTCTACTTCCTCACAGAAAGCAGTAACATACTTGCAATATGTTTCACGTGAAACATTTACGTTGTGATCTTCGGCGTAGTCTTCTGAATCATACTCGAAATCAAAGTAGATCGGAAGTTCAAGCAGATGTCTGTTTGCAAAGGCTACAGCTTTACGTGCTTCATTGCGGCACATTTCCTCGCTGTATGCATAACTGAACCAGTAAATGCCAATCGGAATTCCTAATGAATTACATTTAACACAGTTCATGTGTGCATATGGGTCAATGTTACCACTTCCGTATCCTGCGCGAATGATGGCAAATTCGACCCCGTCTGCTTTCGCCGTCTCCCAGTCAATCTTTTTGTTCCATTTTGAAACGTCAATTCCTGTTTTCATGTCTTACTCCTTTTCAAGTTTGTCTAAAAGCTTCTGCATCACTAAAGTGTTATTGTTCAGTGATTCCGAAAGCTTATCGGTTTCCGCTTTATGCTGTTCTGACTGTTTCCAGTTCTGCCAAAACAGCGCGGCACAGGCTACAATGGGAAATCCAAGTGAGCCTATTGCAGATACAATTGCATTAATATCCATAACTTGCTACCCTCCCTTCGAACATATATTCTATTTCTTCTTATATTATACCACAAAGGCTTGAAAAAATCAACAAAATATGGTATAATAAATTAGGAGGATTACGCAATATGAAAGAGCAAATGTACTACGATGGCACTAGACTTTTGTCTACAATGGACATAAATGGTAGAAAACCTGAGATATTTTTGTGCACAAGTAACAGAACAGGCGGAAAGACTACCTATTTTAACCGTCTTGCTGTGAACAGATTTAAGGATGGTAAGGGAAAATTCCTCTTGACATATCGGTTTAATTATGAATTAGATGATTGTGACGAGAAGTTCTTTACGGACATTGCGAGGCTGTTCTTCCCGAAGGATATTCTTAAAAGCAAGAGAAGAGCGGCAGGCATCTTCCACGAACTGTTTTTAAATGATGAGTCCTGCGGCTATGCAATTGCTCTTAATGCGGCCGATCAGATAAAGAAATATTCCCATCTTATGACTGATTCAAACAGACAGTTATTTGATGAGTTCCAGAGTGAGACTAATCATTACTGTGCAGATGAGATTAAGAAATTCATTTCCGTGCATACTTCACTAGCCAGAGGTAACGGCGAACAGTATCGGTATTTACCAGTGTATATGATTGGGAACCCTGTATCTATCATCAATCCCTATTATGTGGAAATGGGAATTAGTAATCGTTTAGCTACTGATACAAAGATTTTAAGAGGTGATGGTTGGGTATTGGAACAGGGGTTTGTTAGAGCCGCATCGGAGGCTCAGAAGAATGCGGGATTTAACAGGGCTTTTGCATCAAATGAGTATGTAGCTTATTCCTCTGAATGTGTTTACTTGAATGACTCTATGGCATTTATTGATAAGCCGGAGGGAAAGAGCGTTTACATCGGAACGCTTAAATATCAGAATGCTTGTTATGGTGTAAGAGAATATCCGGAATTGGGAATTGTGTATTGTGACAATCGACCTGACATGAGTCACCGAGTAAAGATAACTGTAACGACAGACGATCATGAAGTCAATTATGTCATGCTTCACCGTAACGACATGATATTACAGACATGGCGGTGGTTCTTTGAGAAAGGGTGTTTTAGATTTAAAGATTTAAAGTGCAAGGAGGCTATTCTAAAAGCCTTGTCATATTAGGTATCTTCCTGCGTGTCCTACTTTGTAAACCGCGGAACGCACAGCTTCAAAACTGCCGTGAGTTTATATTCAATAATGCGTATTGGCTCTGGAGGCGCGTAGGTTATAGATATAAAGAGAGGGAGAGTAATCTCCCTCTTTTAAATTTCAATCGCTATGCCGTTGCTTAAAGGGAATATTTCTTTCACGTAACATTCACCATATGCTTTTACTGAATTCCATGTATCAGTTAAAGAATTAAACTCAATCATTTCTCCATCTGATATGATTATGATATCTAAATGCTTTGGTATTACTTTTAACAATGTGTCAACTTTCATAATAAATCACCTCTTATATAGATTTCATGCTCACATCTCTTTACGGTAATTTCTCCGTCTGGTTCAATCATATCATGGGCTGATACGGCAAATACATCATAATCACCTTGACCATTGTTTTGTAATGATTTTAATACTGTTATCAATTCATTTACTGTCATATTCTACCTCATTTCATAATATTTCTCTGTTAGTAATATGCCACCTCTGATTCTCTTTGGCATAAGCTTTCCGGGTATTTTTAAACCTGTGGTGAAATCTTCCAGTTCTCGTTGAACTGAAACAAAATTCATTTCTTCTTCTGTTAAAGTTCTATTATCTGTTTCTACTCCCATCGATCTTGCAAACAAATCTTTACACTTCTGAGGCATTCCGGCACATTTAATATCGTAGTATGGTTTTTCAACTGGCTCTCCGTCTTCATGGGTAACGTGCTCAATGTAAGTTTTCTGTCTAGTAAAGTAAGCAACGTCCCAAAAGCTTTCGAGTTTCCAACAACAAAATGCGCTCTCGTGTACATTAATACCTTTGACTTCTTCACATGATAAATCGCAATGTATAGAGTCTGTGTCTGCATAAATAAACCCTCTCTCGTTTACTCCATAATAGTTTGCCTGCGCCGCCCTTATTGTAAAGTTTCTAGCGTAACTGGTAATAGCGGAACCAATCGGTATGTAGCCTGCTTTTTTGTTGTGCTCTGGAACTAACCTAAAGCCTAGCGAACCGTCATCTTTTTCGAAAGCTACTTTAAATGAAGAATCTTTACTTGAAGCCATCTTACCGTATAGGTTGTTAAGGAATAGTTTTGCAAGAGTTCTTCTACCTCCTTTGCTCTTTATCTTCATGTCTTTATATTTATCTATATAGCCATCAAATAATCCAATTTGTGCGTAAAACCAGCACCCGTCTAATATCTCAAAGTCTACTAAATCGTACTGATCTTTGAGAAGCTTAAAGTCAGTCATGGTTAAAACCATTTCATTGATTGCCTCTTTTACTGTACCGTCTATATCAATATACTGCTTGTGATATGTGCCCGTCTGGTCATTTAGAACGTCACTTGTTTCTAAGCATTCTGTTCCTCTGTACCGGAATGTTGTCTTAATCTGAATGAATGGTAACTTGTTAGGTTTGATGTAGAACCTTGTTCTCACTCTTACAAAGTAATACTTGTTGTCTCCTATGGCTTTATCTGGAATGAAATCGCCTTTCCAGAAATAAGGTTTACCAATCGGATACACATTTCCTGATTCTGAATGCATCATGGAAGGATATAGAGAGTTTACGTCTGCGGTAAGACCGTCGTGATATTTCTTATTCTCTTTGCCTTTTACTACGTAACACCAGCCACCACGATAGGATTTACGTATATAATCTCCGGCTGATTCATAGCCATACTGTGATTTATCAAGCTTGAAATCGTACAAATCAGGAAAGATGGAATCATATTCTTCTTTATCATAATACTTCTTGTATTCCTTTAGACAGCAAGAACCTATAGTTAAATCAGTGTGTCCTTCTTCGAACATAATCTCTAAAGCTTCTTTGACTACAAGCACATCGTTCGCTATATATTTTCTTTCTTCCTCTGTAATTTCACAGCCTGCATATCTAAACCCTTCATACTCCATGTCTAACTTTTTATGCTTTGTTGCGAAACTCTGCCCGATCTGTTTTACTGAAAATGGCAAAAGCTTAAGTGAATCCCTCAGTTCAATGACGTGGCCATTTACTTTTAAGGTGATGGTGTACCACATTCCTTTATCTGAAATGCTGTACTTGAATGTCTTGTTAGGCATATCCTTTTCACGTAACCACTCAACCGCATCTGGATTGTCCTTTGAAAGTTGATGATAGGCCTGTTTCCATTGCAAAACTGTGATTAAATAAGAGAGCCAAAAGGAACCATCGAATTTAAGGTTATGGTAATACGCACATACATTACAATCCAGATTGATAAAGTATTCTAACTGTTCTCCGATTGAATGGAATATCTTCACATCTTCTGTCATGAGTTCTACGCAAGCCGCCGCCCAGACTTCCGTATTCACCTGACCTTTGTATACAGTGGTTTCGAAATCTGCACTGAAATATCTGAATTTTCTTTGCTTCATTTCTTACCACCTCTTTACATTTTATTCCGGCCATTCTGAGTTATCCTCCCATTCCTCTATGCTGTCTGTTACTTCTTGTCTCTCGGCTGAATCGAGAGGTAAATAACTTAACATATCGGCCATGTAAGTATAAATCATCTGGGAGTATGCAACTTTGTTGTCAATTATTAATCCGGCCGCTCTACCATCTTCCAACATCGTAGCAACTGCCTCTTTACCTCTTACGTTAATCAAATTATCTAACCATGGGGTAAGGACTGGTTCAGCAGAGCCGGGAAAACGTGATATCATTTCTCTGAATCTGCCTATGATGATGTCTGCCATTACTGGAAGTGGTTCCTGCTTTACTGCCTGTATTTCGGTTTTTCGTTTACGCGTCTCTGCCGCTTTTTGTGCCGAAGCGCGGCGTTCGATGGCTCTGGCTTCTTTACCAGAATAAATTTCTCCTGTCTCAGGATTATATGCTCTCGCCTTATCATAAAGTTTATCAGGTGTGATCGACTTTAGTCGATTGAGTTCTTTGCGAGTAGGCTTCTTTGTTTTAGGTGGTAGAACTGGTTCTACGTCAAAGAAATAACCTCTGGACTCGGCGCGACGCATGGCACGCTGTATTCGTGCGTTTTCTTTGTTGTTTTCTTGTTGAAGTTTTGTTGCTTTACGCTTTGCCATGAATACCCCTTTCAATGTTTTACATGAAACATTTAATAAAAATCCCTCCCCCAGTAATTGAGGGAGGGGAATAAGTTATTCCGTCCTGAATGGTCACATTACTTAATGTGCTAAATCACAGTTTACGTATGATCTTCCTGCCTTTGTTTCACCGGAAATCTTCACAATGGTAAATTCTTCATCACCAAAGATAGAAGCGAGGTTTCCGAAAGACTCTTTAAACGTTCTGGACTGACAAGCCCATATATCTACATTTCCTGCTTTGTCTAAGCCGATTACAGAAAGGATTTCAACCTCTGCTCCGTCCGACTGAGTATCAGTGTAAGTGAGATATCCGCTCACGTTTAATGTCTCCCCGTCCTCTACGTGATTTACCATCTTAAGTGTTGGCGACATGGTCATAAGATACTGCTCCTGCTTTGTGAACTCTCTGCTTGTTTTTACAATCTTCATTTTGAAATTCTCCTTTTCATTTTGTTTGCCGTAAGGCGTTCAGGGTTATACTATGAATAAGCTTTTATTTTACAGTTAAGGGCTGTAAGCTTTATTCCGGTTTCTTAAGCGGTTCCAGTTTTACCGCATCTGCAATGAACTGGGATAACGGCATTCCGTAGCGCGTTTCCTGAATGTACATATCTACGATAGAAACGGCTTTGGAATCCGGTGCTAAACACATGTGCTTCTGAGCATATTTTAATGCTTTCTCCTTGTCGTCTGTTCCGTAAGGAATGATGCATTCTGCGTTGAAAGGCTCTGCTGTCTCTATGTTGAGACATAATACCACTGCTCTTGTGGCTTCTACTGTTCTTGTTACCATGATTTCTTTCATCTTGATTCTCCTTTTCTTATTTGAAAATTGTTATTTGTTACTATACTTATTATACCAAACATTCGTTCGAATGTCAAGTAGTTAAGATAAAAACCCAGATAAATAATATGATCGCTACGGGCACCCCGTAAACGGGTTCTCCGTTACACGCTCCGCTTAGAAAAGCTAAAAATAAAACAATACTGATAATGATAATTATTACTAATAACATTAATTTACGCCTCCCATTTCTTATTACGCTTTTCCTCGTATTCCATCAGATTTATATACACATACATAAGTTTAGATACATCTCCGCTTGTTGCTTTCACCTTGTAATATGGAGGACAGCCGTAATCGTCCTCTTCGATAAGATTACCTATAGACCTACCTATTTCAAGTAATGCATACTCATCATACCTTATTCCGTATGATGAGATTGCGTCTTGTAACATCTTAACTGTTAATGCTGTGGTGTTGGTAATGTCTATCATTGCATTTCCTCCATTTCCATAAAACTTATAAACTCAGGTATTGTGCGCTTACAAGTATAACTTTCGCATTTAATTACTACCGCTAATGCTGTATCTAAATGTGCTTTGATGTACTTGTACGCTGATAAGTAACTCCAGAATTCCCTATTACTTGTGCCGAATTTAGTGCGTCTATCTATTACTGATACTGTTACTTTCACCACAATTCCTCCTCATTTAATATTTCATTGATGTTATCTATAATTTCTTCAGATTTTTCCTCATCTAAAAGGTTCTTAATGTCAGAAGATGCACAATACATACTTAAGAATGCATTATCATCAGTTTCAATTTCCATAGCTGAATCTAAACACTTTAAAGCTATTTCTAAATACGCTTTTTGCCACTGGTTCATTATCTCACCTCCTTTTCTAACATTTCTTTTATTCTGTCTGCCATGAGCCATTCGCCGGATTTCCTGTATGTCATTTCGTTGTTTGCTCCGTAAATCCTTTTGTAAACTTGTAAGATGTCCCATGCCTCAGTTTCAATTTCTGCTAACTTGATTAAAATCTCTTTCTTTGTCATTGCTTTACCCTCCTTAAAATGATCTCTCGTCTAAGCTACCTATAAACATTTCTACTAATTCGCCATTTTCCATGGCTATACAACTATGATCTACCTTCTGATTGTGACACTCTTTATAAACCGACTTAAAAGAACCCTCGATCATTACATCTTTTTCTCTGTCAATAAATATGACCTTCTTTGCTCTTCTCATTCCACCAAATTCTTTCATTCTGATATCTGTCATTTCCTTATCCTCCTTATTTGTTTACCTCTCTTAACTGTCTTAATTATACCATGTTCAACTGATAATTGCAACGAACGCGTGTTTGTTTAAACGTTTAAATTTGTAAACAATTTATGAACACCATAATCCAAATGTAGGTGCTTTCCTTTGATTATTCACAGCGCGCAGGCTGTGACTGGCACAGGTAAATTGGTGGCCACGTGAGCGGCACGCCAGTGTCGCGTCAGGCCGCGCGCCGTTTGAGCGCCCCGAGCGACGCAGGAGCGAGGCCACACAGGCTCCGCCAGTTTGCCACTTGGCCGCGCGGCCTTG